TGGGAACCATGCGAACGCTGCGATCAGCTTTCATGGTTTCACCATTGGATTCTTCGAGACAGAGAGGACCGAAACGAGTGGATCAAACTCTGCCTTGAGGACGGTATTGAGGAATACGAAATCAGGAAACTTATTCGCAAGGAAAAGAAAAAGGAAGGTAAACGAAATGGACAACAATAAGCCAGAGTGGGTAGAGGAACACCGAAAGGTTGCTTGCGGTGAACTTATCGAGGCGTTTAAGCCTTTGGTTGAGTTTGACGAGGACAAGAGAAACGCGGCATTTGCCTTTTGCCTTTGTGCATCAAGCGATGATTTAGGTGCAAAGGAGGAGGATATTTTAGCGGTCATTAACGAAGCCGAGCGGTTGTGGATGTTAATGACTCTTGCGCAGACCGCATTGACTGGCGCGCTTTCTGTCTCTGTAGAGGACGGGGAGGTTGCTTGCAAGATAGACAGTATAGAGGGCAGCTTGGAATCGTTAGTTGAGTTTGGATTGGCTGTACGCACAAATAAACCTTTTAGCGACAATTAAGGAGGGTGCGTGATGCCAAGGAAAAAGCGGCGTGTTCCTTCAAAGAACATTGACCGAGCAAGGCACTTTAATTTTGCCGGTGTTTGTAGGGACTGCGGGAAGGTTCACCGAGTCCACCGGAATGAGTGGCGTAAATCATTTCAACCACGGTGTCTTGCTTGTGGTGGGCTACTTGACCGCCGACGAATGAACTCTGCAAAAGCAAAGAAGGTTTCTGAGGATGGTAAAGTTTTGTAACAGATGCAACCAAGAACACTCCGAGGCGGTTTGTCCTAACTGTGGGTGTCCTGAATTTAGAGTGAAGGAGGACTGAGATGGATGAAATTGGGCCACGTTCCGGCGTAAGTTGCATGATTGACCGACACCCCAACTACATTCAGATTACTTACGACGAAGGCTATTATTGGCTTTATTATTGTGATGAAGACGGCACTCCGCGTTGGAAATCTGAGTTAGGTGGGGAATGCTTAGGGCTGGAAACTGCTCAGGAGGTTCTTAATCTTCTCCCGAAGCTAATGCTGAAATTGGAGGTTGAGGATTTTGTTGAATTGGCTGAATACACAAAGGAGGACTGAGATGAAACAAAAGGATTTAGTTTTGTCCCATCTTATGAAGGGGACGATTACTTCAATGGAGGCGATTCGGTCTTACGGAATAACCCGTCTGGCTGCTAGGGTTGCTGACCTTAGACGAGAGGGGTGGAAAATCTCCACCAAGACAATCAAAAGTAACGGAAAATCTTTTGCTGAATACAGATTGGAGAAACAGGATGAACAAACATCAATTCAAGATGTGGCTGGAGAAGGATCACTTCGCATGTTTTCCGAACGTCAAGAGCTTTTTTAATAAACTAGATGAGGAAGAACGTAAGCGGGTTTACCGTAAGTGGTACGCACTTCTTCAACCGTATCAGGAGGGTTGGGCGGTAAAGGCCAGCGAACTTTTGATGCACGACTCTGCGGATTTGTACCCCCAGGATCACCCTGCTCGTCTTGCGGCTATCTGCCGTAGACTTCAGCCCCGCCAAAGGGACGAGACCCTACAAAGACTCGATATAACCGAGGAACAACGAGAGGAAATGCGGCAGTGGCCCCAGCTTTACCCCCACATCGCAAAAATGCTCGTTGCTATCGGAGAGATGAAGGACGAGATACTTTTAGAGCGATCAAAATTATCCAGTACCGCCATGCTGGAAAACTTTGACAAAGAAGCCAAAGATGGACTCGATAATGTGGTCGAAACTCTCAAGAAAGAGTGCTTTGAGATGTGGAAGCTGATAGACGCCAACAGGAACCCCTCTAATTCGGCTCCTGCGGAGGTTTCTCAGCCCCTTTTGACTACAGACACCCCTCCAGAAGAACGTGCAGCAGAGAGCCATCCTGGGGCTTCTATGACGGTCATGGATGTTGAGTCTTTGAGGCAGACTTTAATCGACCTTGACGGGAAAGAGGACATTGCGTTCTAAAAATCCCATGGGAACCATTGAGATTAAATACTGCAACTCTTGCAAGAAGGTTGGTGAGATAACCGAGATTTGGTTTCTTACCTCTGCGCAGAAACGTTCTACAGATTACAGACACGTTCCTTTAGAACTCTGTGAGGTATGCGCTAGAGAGGCTATTCAATACCTAGATAACTTAAATAAGTATAAGAATCTAAAGATAGAAGATGTAAAAGTATAAATAATTATTTTTATTTACACTCTTACTTACACCCTAATAAGAGACATTATATCAAGGGTTTTTAAAGAAAAAAGGGGGGGTAGGCTGGAGGAAAACCTACCACCCCCTCCAAGGAGAAAGATGCGAACCACAATAGATATCACACCTGTTTGTTTGGCAATCCATGAATTTAGAGAAGATAAAAAAGGGCCAAAAGCTCTGGTCGAAGAAGAAAAACACCTACGGAGAGGTCGTCCGAGTAGGAAAAACCGGATGGATTACTCTGCTAATCTCTGGGAAACTTGAGAGGGTGTGGCACACGGACCTACACAAACGAAAACCCAAGGAGCCAGATTTCACGCTGTTCGAGGAATTGGACATTGAGAAGCAACGGAAGGTTCTCAAAGCCTCTAGTTTCTGTGACCTGCCGATCCATACGGTCATGGTCGAAATGGGATATTCAAGGAAATGAAACTGCTGCTCGTTGAATGGATTGACGCTTCAGTAGTCGGGGACCAGTGGACAGACATTGACGAAGCTCGTTCACTTGCAGCCGACGATTCTACCGTATGTAAAACTGTTGGGTTCCTGATTGCGGAGCAACGAACCGGAACCCCACAGCACACTATTTATCTCACAATGACTGACGGGGGCGATGAAGTCGGCCCGCAGATTGAGATACCTGTACGAACGATCACTTCACGGAGGGAGATTGATGTTAAAGGACGAGATAGCGAAGAAAGTTGAACGGGCCGGTAATAAAAACCTAACCGACCAACTCACACCTGCTCAGATGCGTGACCTAAAAGAGTTCGCCAAACTAGCCAAGGATGACCCTGGGTTTGTCGAGGCTCATGGTTGGGAGGGAATTGCGAGGTTCTTCCGTAAGAAGTGGAAACGGAAAAAGCTCGCCGCTAAGACTCTTCGGGCCAACGTGAGCAGAATCAATGGCAAATCTTAAACGCCAGATTGACAAGGATCAGGCGAAGGCAGACGAGCTAAAACTCCTAAAGGCTAGAGTCAAAGCCAAAGATAAACTTCTCGACCAGTACGAGAAGCAAATCGAAGACTTGAGAAAAGCCAAGTATCGCCTGCCTAAGTCCCGTAAAGCACGCTCGAGTAAAGCGGATTACGTTCGCCTTGTAATCCCCGATACACACGGGTGTTTTGCAGACCCTCACGCACTTCGAGCATTCCTTGATGACGCCAAACACCTGAAGCCTAAAGAGGTAGTGTTACTGGGGGATCATCTGGATTGCGGTGGGTTTCTCGCACAGCATCACACCATGGGCTACACCTCCGAGGCTACATATTCATACGAGGATGATTGTGCAGCGACCAATACATTCTTGGATGAATTACAGGAATACTGCCCCGGTGCTGACTTTCACTATCTTGAAGGCAACCACGAACGACGTATCGAGAAGTATTGCATTACCTCCGCGATGCGGTCCGGTGCCCCAGATATCAAAAAAGAAGCAGAGCATCTACGCCAGCTATACGCAGTAGAAGAAGTGCTTTGTTTGGACAAGAGAAAGATTCCTCTCTACCGGCAGGGCCAGTTCTATCACGACCTTGGGGTTCCAGCGACCATCCGATTAGGTAAGTGTCACTTCACTCATGGGGTATCAACCTCCATGAACGCAGCAAAGACCCACGTTGAACGCTTCAACGGGAATGTATGTTTTGGTCACACCCATCGATGTGATAGCTTTACCATCAGAACTGTCTCTCAGGGAGTGATCGGTGCGTGGAACCCTGGTTGCTTATGTGTTCTTCAGCCCTTGTACCTTCATCAGAATGTGTCAAACTGGTCACACGGATACGGGTTGCAACTGGTTACATCATCTGGTGATTTTCTTCACATCAACATCCCGATCATCGAGGGCAAGAGCTACTTCGTTTCGGTCGCAGAAAGGCTATCGTGAAAGCATTTGATACACAGGTCGGGGGAACCCATTACTCCAAGTACAAAATACAACCAACAGAATTTTTTATTGCCAATGACATAGGATTTGCAGAAGCAAATGTTTGCAAGTACATCCTGCGGCATCAAGATAAAGGACAGTTCCAAGATATCCTTAAAGCAATTCACTATTTAACAATGATTGTTGAAACGAAGTATCCAAATGAAAAGGAAGTCCAAAAAAGACTCAATCTCGTCTTTGAAAAAGAAGGCGTGGTCGTTGTTAAGCAAAGCAATTCGCCTGGAGTCAGCTAAAAACGGAATATGCGAGTGCGTTACTTGCGGGTGCAAGAAACCTTGGAAGGAAATACAAGCAGGTCACTTCGTAGGCGGCAGAACAAATGGAGTTTTATTTGATGAACGTGGCATCTTCCCCCAATGTTACGCTTGCAATGTGTGCCGTCAGGGTATGGGGCCGGAGTATACGGTCTTTATGCTTGAACACTACGGTCAAGGATTGGTGGATGAGTTAATCCAGAAACGCCGAGAAGCAGTGAAGTTTACCGCAACGGAATTGAAAGAAATGATTGAGGGCTATAAGCTCAGGATCAAAGAGGCAGGGGGAACGCCGTGATAAAGCGAACAATCGAGCCTGCCGTGAAGGACTTTCGGGAGTTGGTGGCAGCACTTAAAGGCAAGGGAATTAAAATTAGGGTCGTGAAATGGCGACCGTTTACCTTGGAGGTAAGAATCAATGATTGAGTTTATTCAAGAATATCGAGTGCTTGTGGTTATCGGAGGGTTGATTGCTCTTGTAGCAGTGAACTGGAATTTAATATCCCCTCTTGTGAGTGGATGGACATACCGTGTCCACCCAACTACCCCCGGTGACCGACTTTCACTGTATAACTCGCTGATAGAGACCCAGAATTTACTGGTTAAATGCGGTGTCGAGCGGGATAAACTGGACGAATTAACACTTTCGGAGGTGGGGCGGGTTGCAACCACCGGAGATTATGAGAAAACTACTTAACAGTCTTGTCTTCCTTGTACTACTGATCGCTGTGCTGGGGACTCCCGCCCCTTTCCCCAGCATGGTGGTCGTAGTATATGAGTCATCTGAAAGCATCCCTGAGCCTTATGTGACGGGTGCCTTAAAAACCCTTTCGTCCGAAGGATTGCAGACCAGGGTTCTCGACAAGGACGTAACCACGGGAGGGGGGGAAGTTCCTTCACAGGTTCAGGCAGCTATTAAATCAGCCACCCAACTTCCCTCTCTTGTCGTCCTCTCTGGCGACACGGTTATCAGTTCTCAACCTCTCCCCTCTACCTTTGACGGTATCTTGGAGGCTGTACGGTGACAGATGCAAACATAAATGAAATCGGTTTTCCTGACGTTCAAATGTACGACCTAGAGAACGCCGAAAAAACGGGACGCATAAATTACAGGTCCGTGATAGACGAGATTGATTGGGTTGCAAATGGTGAATTTCAATCTCTTCAATACTTCATGTATAACCTCGAAGGGCATTTAGACTTTTACCGAAGTTCAATAAAGCCTGACGGACACCCTGATGATCCAATTGACCCTGACGTTGTGCTTGTACGGAACATTTGCGCCGAATTACTTTGCGTACTTTGGGAACACAAAGAAGAAATAGAACGAATATCTCCTGTTAAAAAAGTGTACAACGAATGATAAATCACTCACTAATCGACGTTGAGTTTTTCTTTGACGGCATGCTTCCAGAGCCGAAGCTAGAAGAAATGCACTTCGCTGGGGCCAAACCGTTCCCTAGCAAGTTCTATATCGAGCATAGCGAATGGGACGACCGCATAAGAGAACACGAAAAACATAAGAGTTCAGCCGAAGATTTCTCTGGACGCTTCACTCATCAGGGAAACTCCCATGAGTGTGTGTGTCACGCTGCCCATCAAGCATTTATGTGTGCGTACAACAAACAACTTGGTGGACTGGAGCATCAGGTTTGGTTCTCGCCTTTGGCTCTCTACACTCGAATCACCAATGGTCGCCAGTGGGGTGGGTCGAGTGTGATCGACTCCATGTATGAGATGATAGAGAACGGAATGCTTCCTGAACATGACGGCCCAGATGGGAAGAATACCCAGTACGAAAAGTTCAAACACACTGTACACCAGACTGCTGGTAGAACTGAGGGCTGGTGGCCCACAAAAGGCTGGATCAAGCCAAGAGAATTGCCCGATGGATGGGAAGAAACCGCTGAACACTTCAGAGCTTTAGAGGTTTACACCGTACCGAATAGACACGCTCACGCTTCAGCACTTCTTCATGGGTTTTGTGTCGTAAACGGTCGAAACGGTCATTCGATACCCCACATGAAGCTGATTAAAGATAATGGAAGGTATTTGAGTAAATACAAAGACAGCTATAACGTATTTAGGTACGATTCAGAGCGATTATGGGGCGGTGGGTACATTATTCGGTCCACCACTACTCCCCATGACCCAAGTAACCCAGCAGAATCAACGGATTGAGCGGGGGCAGGGATGCCCCTTGTATTATGAAATACTACATTTCTTTAATTCTTGCACTGATAATTGGGCTAGCGTTGTACGAGAGGCCAAATACGGTCACTCCTGAGCCCGCACCAAAGCCCGAACCCGCAGAACCCGTTGGAGTAAAGGAGCCCGTAGGAGCCAAATCTGAGCCTCCTGCGGGGTCATTTTGACGAACCCGCTAACCCTCGGTCGAGGAGACGATGGCTTCGACGACGATGAACCAGTTATGCGAGGCTGTAATTAGGGAAGGCCCCAAGATAGCCAAAGTCATGAAGGGTCCGTCTCGCACGGTGGTACAGAGAGTAGCTTATTACTGGCCGATGCTTACTTCTACTCCTGCGGAAAGAAGATGGGCAAAAGAGAGAATAATAACTGACGTTAAAACAAGTCACCCATTAGTGCTAAAATGGTTGATTGAGTTGCTAGTTGCCGCGATAATCAAATGGCTTTTTACTAAGCGTAGCCGAGGAATGCACCGGCTTATGATAAATTTAAGGCACGAGTTGCTGTAATGTGCTGGATTTGGTGGGAAGATAAACCGTTTGACGAACCTGAAGAAAACCCAATAAACGACCACGAATTAGCGTGACTAACCCAAGATTGGAGGTGATCCAGTATGCCGTATGGAGAAGGAACTTACACTCGCCCAGGTAGGCCCAAGAAACAAACCAAAAACAATGGCAAAAACAAGACAACGGCTTCAAAAAAGCCAGCTAAGAAAGGCAAAAAATGAGTAGTTGGAAAACCACAATTTCTGGAGTCCTGACTGCTGTAGTAGCAGTTAGCTCTGCTGTCATCAGCACGTTAAACGGAAGCCCTGTCGATTGGTCGGTCGTTATCGCAGCCGTCACAGCTAGTATCGGTTTGCTCGCGGCGAAGGATTCCAACAAATGACCCTTCCTAAGTTTAATGCGGAAAGCCTGGGCTTTGTCGTAACCGTCTTGTTTATCTTAGCCTCGATTTCCGC